TCAAACGAGACCCCTCGCTACCAAAGCAAGGTGTTTCGTTTTTGCCACTTCTGTCACTCTAATTTTCACATGTATAACAAGTACCGTGCTCAAAACAAGGATTTTAATAGGAGAGTGTAACTTTTCTCCTTATTTTTTGCCTGGAGAGGAGGCAATATGGCTAGACGAGCTACTAAGCTTGAGAAGGAGTTCGAGTCTGACTTCATTGGTCGTCTTGAAGAGGAATTTCCTGGGTGTGTCATCATCAAAGGTAATTCTACTTTCCGTCAGGGCGTACCTGATCGACTTCTTCTGCACGAAGGTCATTGGGCATTTCTCGAGTTCAAGCGTGAAGAGAATTCTGATCGCCAGGAAAATCAAGACTACTACATCGAGAAATTCAATGACATGTCATATGCGGCTTTCGTTGACCCGGATAACGCGGACGAGGTGATTCGTGAAATTCAAGAGACATTCCGAGGTTGAGGGTCAGCACTCATTTCTTTCTGCTTCAAAGTACCACTGGATCAACTATGAGCCCGACCGACTTCTAGAGTCAGTCGCCAAGTCCCGAGCTGCAGCTCGAGGCACTCGGATGCACAACGCAGCACGCGAATGCATTGAGTTGGGCATGCAGTTGAAGACCACTGGTCAAACGGTGAACATGTATGTCAATGACTGCATTGGCTATCGCATGTCGCCCGAGGTCACTCTGTTCTATTCGTATAATGCGTTTGGCACAGCAGATGCGATTAGCTTCCGCCGAGAAGGTGAAGCTCGAGTTCTACGCATCTTCGACCTCAAAACCGGCACCAGTCCGACCAGTGGTATGCAACTGAAGGTGTACGCTGCTTATTTCTGTTTGGAATACGACCAGCGTCCCATGGAGATCGAGTACGATCTTCGCATCTATCAGAACGATGAAATTCGCATGATTGAGACTGATCCGGAGGAAATCGTCTATATCATGGACCGTATCATTGAGTCCGACAAGCTCATTAACAATGCGATGGCTGAGGAGGTGATCTGACTTGCTAGGGTTTGATGGGTTCGAGGAAGAGGACGACACTTACCTCGCACACTACGGCATTGCTAAGAAATCAGGGCGTTATCCTTGGGGATCAGGTAACGATCCTTATCAGCGCTCGAAGCAGTTCAAGGCGTACATGGATGAGATGAAGGCGGCTGGGCTCACTGAGTCTGAGATCGCCAAGGGCCTCACCGAATACGCCAACCGAGGGATTACCAATCCTCGAGACAAGATCACCGTCAAATCCACCGACCTTCGTGGCGCTACTGCGTCGGCTACTGAGAAGATCTTCGCTCAGAACCAGTCGCAGGCCTACCGCCTCAAAGAGAAGAACATGTCGAACGTGGCTATTGCTAAGGCGATGGGCACAAACGAGTCGACAGTTCGAGGTTGGCTGAAGCAGTCGCAAGATATCAAAGAGGGGTCGCTTCGCGCTACAGCGGACAAGCTGAAGGAAGAGTTGGAGTCTAAGCCTTATCTTGATGTGGGCAAGGGCACCGAGCTCTACATGGGCATCGCTGATTCTAAGCTTCGCTCTGCTATTGCCATGTTGAAGGATGAAGGATATAAGATCCACTACATGGATGCCCCTCAGCTCGGAACAGACAAGCAGACCAAGCTTCGTATTCTGACTAAGGGTGACCAGGAGTGGAAGGATGTCAACCAGGCTCGCCTGGAAGGCCGAATCCAGAATATCCAGTCCCAGTCGGACGATGGTGGTTTGACGTTCCGTACTGCTAAGGATCTTCCGACTAACTTCGATTCGAAGAAGCTGCAAGTTAGGTACGACGAAGATGGCGGCACGAAAATGGACGGTGTCATTGAACTCCGTCGTGGTGTGGAGGATCTGTCGCTGGGTGATAAGCGGTATGCTCAGGTTCGCATTGCGGTTGACGGCACGCACTACCTCAAGGGTATGGCGATGTATGCTGACGACCTTCCGGACGGAGTAGACATTCGCTTCAACACCAACAAGAAGCGCGGCACTCCTGTGCTTGGCGAAAAAGACAACTCTGTTCTGAAGCCGATGAAAACGGATAAAGACGGAAACGTTGATGCATCGAACCCGTTTGGTGCCACTACCAAGCCGCGTCTCTACACCGACAAAAATGGTAAAGAGAAGCAGTCGCCTCTCAACCTCGTTAACGAAGAGGGTGCCTGGGATAACTGGTCTCGTTCGTTGTCTTCGCAGATGTTGTCAAAGCAGCCTTTGTCATTGGCTTCTAAGCAGCTTGGCGAAACGCAAGCTCGTCGGCGCGATGAGTTCGAGGCAATCAAGAAACTGACCAACCCTGTTGTTCGACAGAAACTGTTGGATGAGTTCGCAGACTCTACGGATGCCGCGGCCGTGCATCTGAAAGCTGCTGCTCTTCCCGGTCAGTCAAGCCATGTCATTCTTCCTGTCAACTCCATGCGGCCCCACGAGATCTATGCGCCTAACTTCCCTAATGGGACTAAGGTTGCTCTTGTGCGCTACCCGCATGGCGGCCCTTTTGAGATCCCTGAGCTTACTGTCAATAACAACAACTCGACAGCAAAGCGAGTTCTCAATGGTGCGCGAGATGCAGTAGGCATTCACCACTCGGTTGCTGAGCAGTTGTCAGGCGCCGACTTTGACGGTGACTCTGTTCTTGTCATTCCCAATCCGACAGGTGCAGTGAAGTCCAGGCCTCCTTTGGCGGGCCTTAAGAACTTCGATGCCAAGGCTGCATACAAGATCCCTGAGGGCGATACGTCCACTACTCGCATGACTAAGAAGAACACTCAGACTGAGATGGGTAAGATCTCTAACCTCATCACAGACATGACCATCAAGGGTGCTAGTGCAGATGAGCTTGCTCGAGCTGTCAAGCACTCTATGGTTGTCATTGATGCTGAGAAGCATGGCCTGAACTACAAGCAGTCAGAGATTGACAATGGTATCAAGCAGCTCAAGACTGAGTACCAAGGCGGCCCTCGTCGTGGTGCTTCTACCCTGATCTCTAGGGCATCGTCAACAGAGCGGATTGATCGTGTCATTCCTAGGCCTGCCAAGGATGGTGGACCTGTAGATCCTAAGACTGGTAAGCTGGTCTTTGTGCCCGATCCCAATGCCAAGTACACTAAGACGATCACTAAGATCAACAAGCGTACAGGCGAAACTGTCGAGGTTGTCAAGGAGGAAACTCGGCAGAAGAAGGGCACCAAGATGGAGTTCACAGATGATGCTAGGAAGTTGTCATCTGGTACCCCCATGGAAGAGTTGTATGCATCCCATGCCAACATCATGAAGGATCTTGCCAACCAGGCACGCAAGGAAAGCTATGAGATTGCGCAAAGCCTGCCTCGGCAGAACAAGGCTGCCAAGGCCGTGTACTCTAAAGAGGTAGCCTCTCTAGAAGCTAAGCTTAGGGAAGCTCAGCGTAATGCACCAATCGAGCGGCGCGCACAGATCCTAGGTGGTGCCCTTGCCAAGGCCCGCATCGATTCTAATCCTAACCTCGATAGAGACGACATCAAGAAGATTAGGTACCAGTCGTTGGAGGAAGCACGAATCAGTACTGGTGCTAACAAGAAGAAGATCGGGGCTAAGGATGAGAAGGGTAATAGCTCTCTCACTGATCGTGAGTGGGAAGCCATTCAGGCAGGAGCTTTCTCTTCTTCAAGGCTGAAGGAGATCCTCTCTAACGCAGACATGGATAGGGTTAAGGAGCTGGCTACACCTAGGGCTCGTACATCCCTTACCACAGGACAGATGGCTAGGGCTCAACAGATGTTGAACAGTGGTCGTCCCATGTCCGAGATCGCAGAGACCTTGGGGCTTCCTAGGTCTACGATCGTAGACAACCTCAACAGGTAGATGAAGAAAGGAGAAGGATCATGGGCTTTATGATTACTACTGTAGACAATCCTTACGATCCTCGTACTGACTTCGGGGCCTGGTACATGTGGGACACTGGTCACGGATACAATACTTCATCTTACCTAGCACGGGTGGCCGTGGTAGCAGATGAGTTCCCCGAGTCTGTTCAAGATCGAATGATTGAAGAGGCAATTGATGAGATCATCGCCATGCACAATGGTGGTCTCTACAAGAAACTTCCTGTCGACATGCCTAGTGATGGCGACACAGAAGCAGCCTCTCCAACCCCAACCCCCTCAGCCGCATAGGATGAGGTGACACATGCAGCGGACAGACATGGTTGTGGACCAGAGAGCCCTCCCTTTCTGGACTACGCGCGAATAAAATCGCAAAATTATGTCTGTCCGCTTGCATGGGGGGGAGGGGTCGATATCCCCACCCCCTCTCTGCAT